ATACGGAGAAGCACAGCAATTAACAAGTGCTGAAGAAGCTTTAAATAATTATCTTAATTTCTTTTCTGGTGTCCAGTCACAGATGGACGAAACAAATAAAGAATACAGTTTAACTAACTATGATCCTAGTGAGTTTGTAAGAGCTGGTTTTACAGCAGGAAAAGATGTTGTAGGAAAAGCTGCTGGCACTGATATTGTTACAGACTACATTACTAAAAATAATGTACCACTGTCTAAAGAAATTAACGGGCAAACTTATTATTTAACTACTGGTTTAGGTGAGGATGTTCTTTCTAAAACAATGGGGAAAGAATATAAAGGAGAAGGTGAGTATGCCGCTATGGGTCCAGTTGGCACTTATAGTACTGTCTATGTAAAGCCTACGTCTGTATTAGACGATAACTTTTTAAAAGTAATGGGCATGATTCCCGTTTTTCTTCCTATTGCTCTTATGACAACAGTAGCAAAGATTGCTGCAGGGGAAAGTGTTAGTCCACTAGAGCTTGTACAATTAGCTGTAGGTACTTACGATATACTTACCTCACCAGCAGCAAAAGCAGCTACTGCAGGTACTGCAAACGCTCCAACAGCTCCGCGCAATATGGACGACTTTGTTGCTTCTGGTGATGCTCTTAGTGCTTCTAGCGGTGCTGTTAGTCTCTTAGATCAATTAGAAGCTATTGGTAGTTTGAAAGAGCCGTTGTCTCTGTTAGAAAGCGCCTCTGAAGTGTCAGAGGCTAAAAAGATAATAGACGCAGTTACAGGCGTGTCTGGTGTCGATGCTGTTAAAACTGCTACTGCGGTTCTTAACGCAATGAAAGAAGTAAAAGATAGCAAAGCTAAAGCTGCTGCTAAAGTTGAAGCAGACGCTAAAGCTGCTGTTGAAGCACAGACTAAAGCAGCCGCTGAAGCCAAAGCAGCCGCCGACGCTCAAGCAAAAGCCGCCGCAGATGCTAAAGCCGCAGCAGACGCTAAAGCTAAAGCTGATGCAGACGCTAAAGCTGCGGCAAATGCTAAAGCCGCTGCAGCCGCTAAAGCTGCACAAGAGAAAGCTGCAGCAGATGCTAAAGCCGCTGCAGATGCAAAAGCTAAGGCAGACGCAGAAGCTAAAGCAGCCGCAGAAGCGCAAGCTAAAGCCGCTGCAGACGCTAAAGCCGCAGCAGATGCTAAGGCTGCTGCAGACGCTAAAGCTGCTGCTGACGCAAAAGCCGCTGCTGATGCTAAGGCTGCTGCAGATGCTAAAGCAGCCGCAGAAGCTCAAGCAGCTCGTGACAAAGCTGCAGCAGATGCTCAAGCTGCACAAGAGAAAGCTGCTGCAGAAGCTAAAGCCGCTGCAGATGCTAAAGCTAAAGCAGATAAGTTAGAACAAGAAGCGGCTGATCTTGCTACACTTGAAGCGGCTAAAGCAGCTCAAGCAAAAGCTGCTGCAGATGCTAAAGCTGCTGCAGACGCACAAGCTAAAGCAGACGCTGAAGCCAAGGCTGCTGCAGAAGCTCAAGCTAAAGCAGAACAAGAAGCTGAAACACAACGAATAGAACAAGAAGCAGCTAAAGCAGCGGCAGAGCAAGCAGCGGCTAACAAGGCGGCAGCAGAGAAAGCAGAGGCAGATAGAGCAGCAGCGCAGGCAGCAGCAGACAAAGCAGCAGCAGACGCTAAAGCAGCCGCTGACGCAGCTAAAGCAGAGAAGGACGCAGCAACAGCACTAGAACAAGAAAGACTAGCGAGAGAAGCACAGGCTGAAGCTGATCGTCAACAAGAAATTGCAAATAAAGCAGAGCAAGACAAGATAGTTGCTGAACAAGCTGAAGCTGATCGACTGGCTGAAGAAGCTAGATTAGCTCAAGAAGGAACCACAACTATTACTGATCCTGCGTCAGGTGATGAAACAATAGTTACTGGCACAACTCCTGATATGCCTCCTAGTGAACAGCCAGATGTAACGCCTATCTATGACCAAGAGCCTATTGTGTACGAACCTCCTGCAGACGCTGGCGGTGGTGCTGGCGGTGGGGGTGCTGATGCTGGCGGAGACGCTGGCAATGCTGGTGGAGATCAAGGCGGCGGTGAAGCCGAAGGCGGCGATACTCTTCTAAAACAAATCTATGAAGCTGTGTTGGCTAATGAGCTTCCTATAGAAGAATACATTAAAGCGGGCGGTAAGTTTGTTGAAGAGCTACGCGCAGGTACTCCTTATGAAGTTGTTTATGGCACTCCTGTTGAACGACCTGTTGATACACAACCGAGTCCCCCGTTAGACGCTAGTGGCGAACCAACCGAAGAACCCTCTCCTTTAAATTGGGATTTATTAAGATTCTATGAAGAGTTTGGTGGAGAAGCTGGAGACAAAGCCTTTGAAACCGCTGACTTAAACGCTGATGGTCTTGTGTCTGCTGATGAACTTAAAAACTACCAAGAAACAGTTGTTGGGGGTGGGACAGGCACAGGCACTGGAACGGGTGAAGGAACTGCAGGTACAGGGACTGCCGAAGGAGACACAGGCGCTACAGGTGGCGGCGGTGTTGACGGCACAGGTGGTTCTTCTCTGGACACAGGTACAAGCGAGACGGGAGGAACTGGAACAGGTGATGGTACAGGCGCAGGAGCAGGCGCAGGAACTGGTACAGGCACTGGCACTGGTGAAGGGACTGGTGGAGGCACAGGAACTGGTGAAGGCACTGGTGAAGGAACTGGTGAAGGAGAAGACACAGGCACAGGTACAGGTATTGCAGGCGTAGACGGTATGCTATCTCCTACACGCACAACAGACTTGTTATTTGCTGATTTGTTTAAATCTAATGTCAAGATAGGAAGCAACCAAGAAATAGCACCCTATGTTCAACTACAACAGCCATCAATAAACAATCCTTATTCTCAAGGTATGTTGACAAATCAAGACACAACAAAGAGGTTCTACTCATAATGACATATCTACAGTTAGTAAATAGTGTTCTACGCAGACTCCGTGAGAACGAAGTAGACTCTGTTAATCAAAACAACTATTCAAAACTTATTGGGGAGTTTGTCAACGATGCTAAACGAACCGTAGAAGATGCTTGGGACTGGACAGCACTGCGTACAACGCTAACAGTGTCTACAGTAGCTAATGTTTATAACTACACGCTAGTTGACTCACAAGATCGTATTAAGGTGTTAGACGTTATTAACGACTCTTCTAACTGGTTTATGGAGTATCGTCCATCAACGTGGATGAACAATGCCTTCCTCGTCCAAGCTAACATACCCTACGCAGCTCCTAAGTACTACAGCTGGAACGGTATTGATAGTAATGGCGATAGCGGTGTAGACCTCTACCCAGCCCCTGACGGTGCTTATCAGCTACGCTTTAACGTGGTGCTGCGTACAGCAGACATGACAGAAAACACTGACACAATGTCAATACCTTCGTCACCAGTGATTCAGATAGCAACAGCGTTAGGCGCTAGAGAACGTGGTGAGACTGGTGGAACAAGCGCAGCAGAGTTGTTTGCTTTAGCTGATCGTACCTTGTCAGACGCTATTGCACTAGACGCTGCTAGACATCCTGAAGAGACTATCTGGACGACTGTATAATGGCTCAACAACTACAGAACATTACAATCTCAGCCCCAGGATTTTTTGGTTTAAACACCCAAGACTCTCCTATTGGCTTAGACCCTTCGTTTGCCGCTGTAGCTGACAACTGTGTTATTGATCAGCTAGGACGTATCGGAGCTAGGAAGGGCTATCAGTACTCAACAACCAACGGAGCTTCTTTGCTGGGCAGCAGCAGAGGAATAGAGACGCTGCATCAGTTTATTGACTATAGTGGCGATAGAAGGTTGCTATCAGCAGGTAATTTAAAAGTATTTGTTGGTGATACTACGTTGGTTGATTACACGCCAGCAGGTTATATAGCAACAGCAAACAATTGGAAGTGCGTCACACTAGCTAACCATGTATATATGGTACAGAGTGGACACGAGCCGTTGATAGGCACTAATGAAGCTGCTCCGTTTACACTAGAGCGTATAAGCACACACTCGCATAGCACAGGCACTATGCCGCAAGGCAACGAAGCTCTAGCCGCTTTTGGACGCTTGTGGGTAGCTGATGTAGTAGGTAACAAGCACACTGTTTACTGGAGTGATTTACTAGACGGTGCACATTGGACAGGAGGCTCTTCAGGCAGCTTAGACTTAACTAACGTATGGCCAGAAGGCTTTGACGAGATAGTGGCACTAGCGGCTCACAATGGCTTTCTAATCATCTTTGGTAAGAAGTCTATACTTACCTATAGCGGTGCTAAGTCTCCAAGCACTATGACGCTTGCAGACACCGTAGCAGGCGTTGGTTGTGTTTCTCGTGATTCTGTACAGCACACTGGGACAGACCTTATATTTTTATCTAATACAGGTGTGCGTACTCTTGGGAGGACTATTCAAGAGAAGTCTTTGCCAATGAGAGACATCAGCAAGAATGTTCGTAATGACTTGGTTAGTTTGATTCAACAGCAGAACAATCCTATCAAATCTTTATACAGTCAAGAAGAAGCTTTTTACTTGCTTTCTTTTCCAGATAGTGGTATAATATATTGTTTTGACATGCGTGTCCCGCTAGAGAATGATTCACATAGGGTTACAACATGGTCTGGGATGGGTATTAACGTCTTTGTTCGTTGTGACGATGGTACTATTCACATGGGAGTGTCTGACGGCATTGTAGAATATAGTGGTTACTTAGACGATACAGAACAGTATCAGCTACGTTATTTCAGTAACCCACTTGACTTCCAAAGCCCAGCTAACTTGAAGTTTTTGAAGAAGTTTAACTTAACCATTATTGGTGGACAGTCTACGCCTACAACGCTCAACTGGGGCTATGATTACACATCTGATTATACAAAGCAACCTTTTATTTTTGGTTCTACTAATTTAGCTGAGTATGGCATTAGCGAGTATAACACAACTGCTGAGTATTCTGCTGCTGTTGTTATTAACACACCAAAAGTAAACGCTAGTGGTAACGGCTCTGTTGTAACAGTAGGTATCGAAGCTCAGATTAACAACTCTGCTTTCTCAATTCAAAAGATCGACATACACGCTCTACTAGGGAGACTTATCTAATGTCTAATTATACTAAGACAACTAACTTTGCAACTAAGGACTCCCTCAGTTCTGGCGATCCCGCTAAGATTGTTAAGGGTACTGAAATCAACACTGAGTTTGACAACATTGCTACTGCTGTCAATTCTAAATCTAATAAAGCTGATCCTACCTTTACAGGAACAATGACAGCCGTCACCGTCAATGTGTCAGGTACGCTAACGGCTGGCACTATTACTGGAGGTACATTCTAATGGCGAATGAGATAATGGATTTTTTAACAGGCAATCAAGATACTATTACAGGTGCTCTCGGTGGTCTTGGTAGTTATTATTTAAGTCAAGAAAACATTAAGGGTGCTCAAGCCTCTGGAGAACAAGCCAGAATGCTGTCTGAGCAAGCGGGGCAGCAAGCCAGAGATTACTCTACATTTAAACCATACACTGTTACAAGTGGTTTAGCTAACGTAGGCACTACTGCTGAAGGTGGCTTTGGTGTTAATCTTTCTCCTCAGCAGCAAGCGTTTCAGAATCAATTGATGGGACAGGCTCAGAACTTGTTTGGTCAAGTTGGTCAAGACCCTGCCGCACAACAAGCAGCTATCTATGAGCAGATCAGAGCTACGCAGATGCCAGAGGAAGAACGTCAGCGTTTGGCAATGCAGGAGAACTTGTTTGCTAGTGGTCGTGGTGGTCTACAGACTGCTCAGTACGGTGGCTCACCAGAGCAGTTTGCGTATGAGAAGGCACGTCAAGAGGCTATGGCGAGTGCTAGTCTAGGTGCTCGTCAGCAGGCACTAGCGGAACAACAGCAGGCTCTAGCAGGCGCTACAGGCTTATTAGGCGCTGGTTATCAACCACAGCAGCAAGCACTGTCGCTACTGGAAGCAAGTCAAATCCCTGCTGGCTACACAGCCGCTGGACAGCGTACTGGCGCAGAGCTTGGTGCTCAAATGTCTGGTAGAGGTATTGAAGGATATATTCAAGGACAAGACTTAGGCAACCGTCTGCAGCTACAACAGCAACAAGGACTAATGAATTTATTATTAGGTCAACAAACAAGTCCTCTTGATCAAGCTAAGATTGCTCAGATTTATGCAGCTATTGGTAAAGACAATCCTTCAGCTTCTGGTGGTTTATTGGGCAGCATTTTGAATAGCTGGCTAGGCGAGAAAAAAGAAGAGTCTACCGCAACTCCAACACCTACTCCTACAGGAGCTTAATAATGGCTAATATTGATTACGCAGGTTTGCTCACAGGCATCAGTGGACAGAACCAACAAATAGACCCTTTCTCGTTGCCTACGGCAGCACAGCAGCGAATGGCTTTTGGAGCACAGCAGGTGCAAGGAATGCAACGTGCTGGTGAAGGTTTGTTTGGTATGCCGTCACAGCAAAACCCTGTAGACATGGCTAAGACTGAGTTGGTTAAACTTGATAGGAACGATCCAGAATATCAACAGAAGTTTATTAAGTTGTTGGGCATTGCTGATCCTGCTAAGGCTGCGGAGTTGCAGAAAAAAATACAAGATCAAACTAAATCAACATCTGACGCAACTGCTGTAGCTGATGCTCTTCCTCCTCAGTATAGTAAGTTAGCAGACGCTATTCGAGCTCAAGTTCAGGGAGCACTACAGGCTGGTGTCCAAATACTCGGAGAGATTCCAGATGCTCCTAAAATTGAACAGGCATTTCTTGTTGATACAGCAACCAATACAACTGTCGCAGGCGTTGAGTTAAGAAACGGTATACCTTATAACCAAGGAACTAATACTCGTTTAACTCCTCAAGAGCTAGAAGGAAAAGCAATATCTACAACTTATGTGAAGCCATCTGCTCCTTTAGTTAGCACTGTACAAACTCCACAGCAAAAAGTTGAAGAAAACAATTTAATACGTCAAGCAAACTATGTTGATATAACTGCACCTGTGGCTGCAACGGCTGTCACGGATAAGAAAGCAGCAAACGCTATATTGACGGAAGTAGGAAAAGGTTTCGACACAGGCGGGATTGCTGATTTTGTAGCTAACCAATCTAAAATTTTACAAGG